TAAAAACGGATAAAGATTATTGTATCTACACAGATACAGACTCGGTTTTCTATTCTGCTCTTCCACTTGTTAAAAATAGATTTCCAAAAGCTGATGTTAAAGATGAAGAGTTTATGACAGAACAAATCCTTGATATTGCTAGTGAGGTTCAAGATTATATCAATAAGTCTTACAACTACTTCAGTAGTAGGTTCTTAAATATACAAGGTGACCATCGTTTTGAGATTAAACAAGAGATGATTGCTAAGGCTGCTTTTTGGGTTACCAAGAAAAGATATGGTCAATGGATTATTAATGATGGTGGAACACCTTGTGAAAAACTTGATGTTAAAGGTTTAGATATTGTCCGTAGTTCATTTCCACCAGCATTTCGTGACTTTATGACTAAGGTTCTAAAAGCTATCCTTGCTAAAGTTCCCAAAGAAAGAATAGACGAGTTTATCCTTGAGTTTAAGGGTAATCTAAAAAATGAAGAGTTGGATAAGATTGCTCTTCCAACCGGCGTAAAGGGTATCCAAAAATACACCAAGAAAAAAACTAAAGGTGGATTTGGTGTTAATGGTAAAAGTATATTTACTGAGATGGAAAAGGGTGCTCCTGTTCATACGAAAGCTTCGGTTATTTACAATGACTTACTAAGATACTTCAATGCGAATAATCACGAAGCAATATCAAATGGTAATAAAGTTCGTTGGGTTTATCTAAAAGAAAATCCACTTAAAATAGATGGACTTGCTTACAAAGGTTATGATGATCCTAAACAAATCATAGATTTTATCAATCAGTATGTAGATAGAGACAAGTTATTTGATAAAGCCCTAAAGAAGAAGATACAGATGTTTTATGACGCTATGTCTTGGGATATGCCGGTTGATAAAAATAACTCAATTGAAAGGTTTTTTTGATGTATAATTTAATTAAAGGTGATTGTTTAGAACTATTGGATGACATAGATGACAATTCAATTGATATGATTGTATGTGATTTACCATACGGTCAGACTAAAAATAAATGGGATAGTGTTATTCCATTGGATGAATTATGGGAACATTATAAAAGGGTTATTAAAGATAATGGTTGTATAGCTTTATTTGGTCAAGGTATGTTTACAGCAGATTTGATGTATTCAAATAAAAAGTGGTGGAGATATAATTTGATTTGGGATAAAGTTTTAATCAATGGTCATTTAAATGCTAACAAGATGCCGTTGAGAAGCCACGAAGATATCGTTATATTTTATAATCAATTACCAACATACAATCCACAAAAAGTTATGGGTAAAAAAAATCATACAATCGGTAGAGGGATGTTGAATAAAAATAATAATTATGGGAATTTCGTTTTAGTTGATAACAAGAATAAATTAGGGAATATGAAACATCCAAAATCCATATTATCATTTTCAAGGCCTCATTCATCCGTTATGAAACATCCTACCGAAAAATCTGTTGAGGTATGTGAGTGGTTAATTAAATCATACACGAATAAAAATGAAGTGGTTTTAGATAATTGTATGGGAGCTGGCACGACAGGTCTTGCGTGTAGAAATACAAGTAGAAAATTTATAGGTATTGAGATGGATGATAAATATTTTAAAATTGCGGATGAGAGAATAAATAAAAAAACTTCAATTGAAAGGTTTTTTTAACTTGACTTTTACAAAAATAATCAGTAAATTAACACTTAATATGGAGAATAACAATAATGAATAAAATCACATTAGATACCTTTATCCAAAAGTATAATCTTGGTGGTAGTATAAATTCAGTAAAGTGGGAGTCTAACGGCGACACACTTTCTACTCGTTTTATATCACCGGACAAAAGTCTTTTGGGTGAGTTATCACTAAGTAAACAATCACTTCCAAACTTTGAGGTTGGTGTCTATGATACACCATTACTATCAAAGATGATGGGAACACTTGCTGATAAAGTTGATTTCAGTTTAACTAAATCACCATCGGATGATGAACAACCAGTAGCATTTAACTTTACAGATGGTAAAATATCTGTTGATTATGTTCTTGCTGCTCTTGGTGTGATACCTGATGTACCAGAACTAAAGAACATTCCTGAGTTTACTACTCTTGTCAATATTGATACTCAATTTATCAATTCTTTTATTCGTGGTAAAGGTGCTTTATCCGATGTAGAACATTTTTCTATCCAACCAGCAGATGGTGGTGTAGAGTTCGTTATCGGTTTTAGTGACATTAACTCAAATCGTATCAGTATTAAAGTTCAAAGTGGTGCTGTAAAGTTAACTGAACCAATCGTCTTTAATGCTAACCTATTCAAAGAAGTTCTAAGTGCGAACAAAGAATGTTCCAAAGCAGTTCTTCAGGTTGCTGATAAAGGTCTTGCTCACATCGAGTTCAAGATAGATGACTTTAATGTTAAGTATTACTTAGTATCACAGCAGGTATAGTATGAGTTCACACGGATTATGGGTAGAAAAGTATAGACCTCAAGATTTAACAACTTATGTTGGTAATGAAAACCTTAAAACTAAGGTTGAGAGGTTTATAGAAGAACAAAATGTTCCACATCTACTACTGTATGGTAGAGCCGGTGGGGGTAAAACAACCCTTGCCAAGATTATCGTAAATTCAATTGAGTGTGACTATCTCTATATCAATGCCTCCGATGAGAGAAATATTGATTTGGTTAGAGACAAACTAAAAAGCTTTGCTTCTTCGGTTGGTTTCAAACCAAACAAAATAGTAATCTTGGATGAGTCTGATTATCTCAATGTTAATTCAGCTCAACCGGCTCTTCGTAATCTTATGGAGACATTTTCTGCTCATTGTAGATTCATCTTAACTTGTAACTATGTTGAGAAGATTATCGACCCGATTCAGAGTAGATGTCAAACTTACAAAATCATTCCACCATCAAAGAAAGATGTTGCTGTTCATGCCAAGTATATCTTGGAACAAGAGAACATCTCATTTGATTTGGATGATTTGGCTTTGGTTGTAACTGCTGGTTATCCTGACTTAAGAAAAGTTATCAATGACCTACAAAGACAATCGGTAGATGGTAAGTTAAAGATAGACAAAGATGGTATGTTACATAACGAGTTTAAACTTCAGTTCTTAGAGATGATACAAAATGGTGTTGATTTAAGAACTATCCGTAAGTTTGTAGCTGATAGTAACTTTACAGATTATACAGAACTATATCGTTTCTTGTATGATGAGGTAGAAAACATATCAGTTGAAAAACTACCAGAAGTTATTGTTGACATATCAAATGGTGCTTATCAAGATGTTCTATGTGTTGATAAAGAGATAAACTTTATTGCGACCATTTCTAATATTCTAAGGAGAGTATGATGAAGATGAAACAAAGAAAACCATTACCCAAGCAACAAGTTCAAGTAGATTTGACAGAAGCAGATACAATGTCTTGTCAAAAGTGTGGAAATAAAATCTTTATACAAGGTTATATAATAAAGAAGATTTCTGCTATACTTTCCCCAACCGGAAAGGAAGTAGTAGCACCTATACAAGTATTTAACTGTGGAAGTTGTGGTGAATTATTGCCAATGGGTGGGGAGATGGATGAACTTATTTAGTTGGATAGATGAGCTATTTGTCAAGAAAAGACCTTGGGATAGTTTTTCAGATGAAGACAAAAAGAAGTTTAGTCCATTTATGGTAAATCGTTATCTAAGTATGAACAATGATTTTCTACCAATAGTGAATCACTTTCAGAAGCTAACGATTGAGGTAATGCCGATAGGAGTGGTATATAAGTTTTACTGCTCCTTATTACCAAACAAGAAAACATTCTTGAGATACCTTAGTGGAAAGAAAACCAAAACAAACGAAAAGGTTGTTCCTTTCATACAAGAGTATTTTGAGGTTAGCAAGTTACAGGCAAGTGAATACTATAACTTAATGACTAATGATGAGTTAAGGTTACTATTAAAGCAATATGGTAAAACAGACAAAGAAATAAAAAAGATGGGTGTTAAATGAATAAATTGTGGATGGCATTAGGTATTTCATTTGTAGGTCATATCATAGCTTGGTTTCATATGCAAGGTCAGTTTAAATACGAATGGGCTAAAAGCATTTGGTGGGTTGTAATTGGTGGTATACCTATTAGTTTATGTTTTTATTATGGTACTAGGTGGTACTATGAATATTTTAATAACTACTGGTATGTTAGACCTATAGGATTTGGGATGGCTACTTTAGTATTTACCATAATGACTTGGTTGATGTTAAATGAGTTACCAGATACAAGAACTGTAATAAGTATGGGTTTATCAATTATCATCATTAT